TATCCTGCAGCATCAGCACCTGCACTTGCAGTTTCTTTGATTAAAAAACTACCATCAGGCTCAAACTTTAAATGTGCATCAGCTCCTGCTGCATCATAAGTAGTAATCTTTGTTACTCCATTTTGCTGAACTTCTATTTGGAATTTATCTACTCCTGGACTTCCTGCTTCATATATTGTAAAAAGATTTTCTGCTCCTCCTTCAGTTTTAAAAGTCATCATATTATGAGCATTATTTATTACTGCCCACCCATCATCTTCTCCATCTTGATTTGCCATTTCCATAAGAAGTTTACCATCAGGTTGTAATGTTAAATGTGCATTTGCTCCTCCATCATCAGTTGTAGATATTGTTGAAGCTCCTGAAGCATCTGTTTGCAATTTAAGGTAATCACCATTATCTGCTAATGACTCAATTAATATATAAGGACTAGCTCCAGCTGCATAAGGAATTACATGTATTTTACCATTTGTAGCCTCACCGCCATGATTTGATGCAGTAAATTTTGTGTGACCATGAATAAAATTATCTGTGCCAGTACCTGAACCTAAATTAACTTGAACATTGCCATATCCACTTCCTATGCCTGTTGCACTAAGAAAATTTGAAGGAACATCAGCATCTGAAAATTCATCTGTTAATACTGAAAATGCCATTTTTGCAAGTTCATTATTAGAAGAAGCATCTAAAACTTGCGTGCTTATTTGTCCAGCAGTCATTATTTCTGGAGTTCCTTGGTCATCATAAGCTTTAAATAATATTTTGCCTACATAATCATTGTCATCTATTGTAGTATCAGACCTTTCTTTTTGTAAAATTAATTCAGCGGCATTAGCATCATCAGAAATTCTTCTTAATGTTAAACCTTCTTTTAAATTAAATGTTAAATTACTTGTAGGATTATTTAATTCGTCTTTTGTTAATGTAGTGTTTTTTATTTTTAATCTATCAACAGAAAGGTCTCTAATGGATGTTTTTTCCATCTTTTTTAAATCTTCTAGCTTGTTAGACACAAACCATCTTCCATTAATTTTTGCACATAAATAAAAACCTTTTCCTTTAATAGCAGATAATACAATATCACCATCGTTTCCAAATGAATTTGTAGGCAAAGAACTTAATACTTTTGTTCTTGACCCTTTTATATGTAATAATTTATCCATTACTTAGGTCTTTTTTCTCTATAAACTATTGAAAAATCATTGATTTGAAATGTACTAGGAATAGATACACCTGGGCCTTCAAATTTCAAACAAAATGAATATACGTTGTTTATTGATGATGAAGGTTTTAATTCAGCGGTAATCCATTTATTTGTTGCTCCAGAATCAGTTAATCCGTTTGCTCCGTAATTAGTGCTAGCAGTATTGCTAAATTCTGTAAATGTTCCATCAGCTCCATTTGTACTATAATATGCTTTAATATTTGTATTTACAAATAATGCTGTAAAAGTGCCTGTTTCATTTGTATTGGAATCTGAACTTGAACGAGTCATTGTAAATGTAGTTGCACCTGTTACAGTTACAGATTGACTTGCTAAATTATCATCATTAAAATTTGTAGTTCCAGATATAGAAACTGTATCTCCTGTAGTTAAATTATGTGCTGCACTTGTTGTAAAAGTTATAGTAGTGCCTGAGCAATCAGCATCTGTTATTGTTCCACTAATTGCTGCTGCTGCTTTAAAAGTAACATATACTTTATAAATTTTCTTTCTTATTGATGGCCCACTAAAAGTATAATCTTTTGTAATAAAATAAAAAACATCTCTATTTGCAATTGTATGAACACTAGAACTATCACTCCATTTCATAATAGAATCTGTTCCTGCTGTATTTACAAAATATAAAATATCTCCATTGTTGTCTTTAACAAAATTTGAATAATTGCCTGACTGACTTAATGTTGAAGTAGGCTGTGCATTTGCAGCAAATTGTTTATGCGTAAAAGTCCATGCTTGCGAAGTAAAATCATATATATATCCATCAACACGTGCAGTTATAGGCCAATCTTCGCTATCTGATGTTATTATTAATTTTTTTGTTTTTTGAACATATGCAATATTAGGAGAATCACCTACATACCAATAATTATTAGTTATAGCAGATTGAAAAGATTCTGTTCCTAATTTTCCTTCAATTAAATTAGTTAATTTTTGTCCATCATATACAAAACATCCTTGTTTATTTGCCCAAACAATGCCAAATGGTGTTTTTGTTACTTGACATGGTTTAGAAATTCCTACATTGTCAAAAGTATCTTCTAAAAATTCAAAATCTCCTGATACATTAATTGCAAAAACTTTTTTATTTTTAAATTGTAATATTCTATCTTTGTAATATTCTAATGCTGTAATCTCATCACCATCATTAATTGCAACATCAATAAAATTAGAAGATGGTAATATATTATATTTTCCTATAGGAGATTTAATCATTCTGTCAGGATATATAATAGAATTTTGCCTGATATTGCCTACATACAATCTATTATTAGCAACAACTGCTGCTTTGTAGTCACAAACAAGTTCTTCTATTGATTTTTCGGCTAATTCTTGCGGTATTAATGTTTCTGCTTCATAACTATCAATTTCATTAAAATTGAGCATTTTTGACCTTGGAATTGAAAATTTAAAACATTTGTTTGCGGTGTCATTAATTCCAGATGCTGAAAAATTAGATGTTGTTGAATAAACTTTATTTTTTTCTATATCTATATAAAATTGCAAATACCAAATGTCAGATTCTGTATCTTTTAAATAATATTTTAATTCTTTTTTATAATCATCATTTATAACATTGTAACCCACATATATATCAACATTAGGAGCTTCTCCTTCATTAATATTAGATTCTTCTGTTTCTGCTGATGTTGCAGTATTTGAACCAATAGAAAAATCGCTAACATTTAAATTAGATTCTTCATTAAATATATTTACAGATGATACACCTGCTTTAAATATTCTGCCTGCCCATCCTACTGCTGTTTCAGTTGATGCAACAGAACCGTAATTAAAATTAATTTTAGTATCATTTATGTTATCAGATGTTACTCCGTCTACAGCTGCTGTCCAATTTGTATCTTGAAAATAAACTTTTATACTATTAATAATTACACGTTCATGTCTAGTAAAATCCCAATCATCATTATTAGTATTACTTTCATATCCTATACAACTTCTTAAATTTCCTTCACTATTAGTAGGATATATTGTTTCAAATTTTAATAAAATATCTTCAGTTATTGCAATAGCATTATCTTCATTAAATGTAGCTACCGCTTTAAATGATTTTGTTCCGCTTTTTCTTCTGCCTGATTTAGTTGATTCTATTGTACTCCAATCCCAAAAATATGAATTTTTCCATTGTATATTATGTTCTTCATCATAAGTTTTGTCCCAAACTTCATCATCAACATACAATTCTGCTTCTTGGATATTTTCCATGCTGCATATTGCATTATCACCCATAATTAAACCTTTTTTATCATTATCTGTAGGAACACTACCACTATCAAATATATCAGTTCCATTTTGTTTTCCTACAAATATATTAAAATAAGGATGTCTCATATTTTTTAAATAATTATAATTACTATCAGTAAAAATTGTACCAGATGCACCAATTCTATAAGCAGATGAAAAATCATATGTAAAATAAATTTCAACTTTAGATACAGCTCCTCCGCTATATCCAGAAATACTTGACTGCATATCATTGTTTGTCATATCTCCGCTACCAGATGATTGTCCGCACCATAATAAATAAAAAGGATTTACATGAGTTGTAGCAGTATTTAATCTGTTTCCAGGACTATTAAAAAATTGAGTTGTGTCATTTTCATTTTCTTCATCTTTAGTTGTATGCCATATAAACCTTTGCAAATAAGTGCTACCCTCTCCTCTAATTTCCCAATTTAATTCAGCTCCTCCATCGCTATATTGATGTGGCTCTGTTCCATCTGTTTCATTAGAAAAAACAACATTATTTAAATAATTTAAAGCATCGTATCTTTCATTTATTTCTGCTGAATCTTGATTTGCTGCAACAAGTAAATTAGGAGGAGTACACAATGCATTATCTCTTATTTTGTAACCTTTTTCTTGTTGGGAATAGCTAACTTTTTTTCTATTAGAATAATATAGTAATTTGCTTCTATTTCCTGATTTAAAATTAGCATCAGATATTTTTAACATTCCATTAATATATGTATATATTGGAGCAAGTTTTCCTGAACCAAATGTAATTAAACTTCCTACCCATTTAGTAGTATTTTCAGAATAAATCATAATTTCAGATTCATTAGCTCCATTTGAATTTAAAAATATTAAATTATCTGATTCTGTTTGAGTTGTTAAACTAATTCCTGCAAAATATACAGTTTGATTATCAACACTTCCTGTTGCTCCATTTTGAAAACCAAAACTTCCTCCATTTAAATTTAGTACCCAATCTGTTGCATCATTATATTCTGAAGGAATTTTAAAATTAAATTGATATTTATTCCATCCTAAAATATCTTCACTATATGGATTACCTATTCTAGATTTATTTGCCATTGATAATAAATCTGGGAATGATTTTTTTAAAGATATTCCGTCTAATCTAATATTAGTGCTAGCTGCTTGTGGAGCAAAAGCTACGGTTATTTTTATATCGTTTCCAGAATTATTTGGTGCAAAAAATTTATGAGGCTTAGGAATTGAATTAGTATTTGTTTCTCCAATATATTTATAAGTTGTTACAGCTCCTGTATGTTGCAAAGCTTGCCAAGGAGTAATATATGAAGCTGTATATAAAACGTCATTATCTGCTATATTGGAAGCTGTTCCTGCTGCAAACCTTATTTCAGTATTACTATTAACTGCGGTGCAAACTCCTAAAACTGTGCCATCAGATTTACATATAATTTTATTTTTTAATAATGTATCAGTTGCCGCAGATGCAGCACCACTACCATTATCAACTGTTAAAACAACATCTCCATCGCTTTGAGATTTTGCTTCTGCTGCATAAACAGCTGTATTTCTTAAATTTGTTCTATCTATTATAGCATAATTCATTCCGCTTGCACTTGTTGAATATGCAAAAAACAATTCATACCATTGACTATCAGGAATTGTAATTTCTTGATATAAAAAACAATTAGGAACAAATGATGGAGCTATTAATCCAGTATCTCCAGTTGACCAATCCCAATAAGAATTTTCCCAGGCAAAAGCACTACCTGATGCCATATTTAATGTAGCACCCTCATTATTAGTACCTGCTCCAAAATAATTAGTACCGCTTATATATGAATAAGTTATTACATTATTTGTATTATGAGCAAACCCGTCATATGCAAGCCAATCAGTTGGAGGGTCGTATGTATCACTATATCCTAAAGAACCTCCATCAAAAGCACCTGTTTCATAATCTCCATTTGTAATATAATTTTTTGTAAGGTCATCAGCATACTCATAAGCAGGGCTTCCTCCATCTGTCCCGCTTAAAAATAATATTCCATTTTGAGTTTGAGACAAATGCAACCCTGTATTAGTTCCATCTGTAACTGTGTTTGAATATAATTGAACAAAAGGAACTCTTTCAAGTTCATTTGTGCTGCTTCCATCGTGAACAGCATTTGATATGTATCCATAATATCTTGAAGCTGCTTTACAATAAAATGATAATGTGTAATCAATACCTGCTTTTAAAGTAGTAGCTCCAATATCTGTTGAATCTGTTGTAAAATCAGAACCTGTTGTTTTTGCATTATAAGTAATATGCCCTAAATCTTTTGATAATTCATCTGTAATATCGCTTACTTTTGTTCTTAAAAAATAAGAATCACTATAATCAGGATTATAAGATTCAGTATCATCGTATGGAAAATCTGTTCCTCCTTTGTCTACATAGTTAGTAGAACCACTATCACCAAAAGTAGAACCATCTCCACACCAATTAAATATTTTATAAAACTCAGTACCATTAGTTAATGGGTCTGCACTAAATGCTGAATCTAATGTTGCAACTTGTGTATCTGCAGCATATGCTGTAATCCTTCTAGTTTCTCCTTGTGGAGCTGCTCCATCAGCTGTTTTATATATAGTAATGGTTTTGTTTTTATAAAAATGTTCTGCATCATGATTTGTACTTGAATTATACGTAGGACTTGAAGCTAAAGTTATTGAAGGAGTTCCTGATGCATATCCAGCTACAGCTCCTTCTTCAAATGCAAAATTTAAATTACCTTCAATTAATTCTCCACCTACATCTGCAGATGTTGCAAATAATCCATATCCAGCTTGTTGATTAGTTACATCAATTGGTAAATTTTGAAGATAATACTCTCCTCCTCCTGCAACTCTAATAACACCATCTTTATCTGTAACTGCATTCCAATTTTGCACAAATTGATTATCTTCAATGTCTCGTGCATCAGAAAGAGAGTTTACACCACCTTTAAAATTATCTACTTTTAATACTTGTTTAGGCATTAGATTCGTGGAAAGCTTTTCTTACTTCAGCCCATATTTTATTGTCAAGTTTATTTTCGCTTCTTAATACAAGCCAATCTCCTAACTGCAATAATATTGCAATCATTACTTTTTGACTTAATAATTTAGTAGCTATTGCACCTAATATCTTGCCCATTTACTTATCTCCTTTTTTGGTTGGTACTTCTTTTCTTGTTGCTTTACATTTACATTCTAAACATATCCAATCTGCTTGAGGATGTGCCATTTTTTCTAATTTTGTAATTCTAGCATCATGATTACTTGCAATACGTTTATCGTCTGCTTTTTCAATAGCATCCATAATTTTACCTATAACTGCTTTTACTATAATTGCTTGTATCATTTTTCATCCTTATATAACATATATCCTAAACAAAATGTTGTAAAAAATCCTGCCATAAAATAAAGTAAATCTCTAAAATGCTCTATCATTGCAGTATTCCTACTAAACTTATTGCTATTGTCAATACAGTAACCATTGTAATGCCTACAGCTTTATGAGCAGATAAACTATTTTCAGCAGCTCTTAAACGTCCATTCATTAATTCAAGATGTCTAACAACTTCATCAACTCTTTCTTTTATATGCCCTACATCTCCTGATATTGTAGTTAGATGCAACGTTATATCTGTTTCAAAATCTTTAGTATTTTTTATTTTCATTGCGTTCCTGCATTCTCATAAATTTGTCCTTTAAACCATTGCCACTTAACTCGGCTATTATAGTAACTAATGTTTTAAAGCTATTTTCGATACCTTTTTGCTCTAATTGTTGTCGTTTGGAGTTATCTATTAGTTTTATAATAATTCCTTCAACACGAGTAAAAGATTCTCTTAGTTCTTTTTGTAGTTCATCTTGAATAAATTTATTTTGTTTTTGAATGAATATCCAAAAGGCTACTGCTACAACTAAGGGGATTCCGTATCTTTCTAATATAACTAGCCAATCCATTGGTTATCCTTTTATTACTTGACCCCACAATGAGGTTTTTCCATTTATTATTTCAACAACTTCAACTTTATAGTCTCCGTTTTTAAAAAAATCTATTATAGCAAATGCGTGATTCCAGTTAGTTAATCTACCACTAAGCCAATCTTCATCTGCTTCTATATCTTTTAAACATCCTAAACTCCATGCACTTATAGTTCCACCTGCATTAGTTTTAGTATGTCTTTGTAAATCATGGGTGTGTCCATACATAATACTTTCACCGTATACATCTAAGTGTTTAAAAGAATGGTACTTAGATACAAACTTACCATGAGTAAAATTAAGCTTTCCAATTTTTAATAGTTTTTTTCTATTGTAGGGATGATATTCATACCCTCTTTTTTCTATATTTAAAGCATTTTCTGTTTTGTATTGTTGTAAATAAGGATATCTTATTACAAATTTATCAAGCCAAACTTCATGATTTCCTTGAACAAAATGTCTTTCTTTACAATTTACTTTATCAAGAGATTTGTCTATTATGTCCATTCCCTTGTTTACATCTTTTACATCTTTATTTAATAAAGGAATTAAATCCTCCATTGGTTTTGCACTTCTTCCTTTCCAATAATGCGAACTAAAGTGCTCCCATTCACCAGTATCACCTAAATCAATATAAATGTCTGGTTTTACAATTTCTATGGCCTTACAAACGATTTTTATGGCCTTTTTATCGTGTATAGGAAAGTGTTTATCAGGAGTAACAATAGCTCTCCTAACAACACTTTGTTGTTTATTTGTCATACTTACCTCTATTTCAAAAAACTATTTTATAATCTAGGAACTGATAAAGTTCTTACTCCGCTTTTTCTTAATGGATATTGATGTACCATTTTTTCATACATTGCTCTAAAATATTGAGCTCTTTGTAAATCTCCTCCATCTTCAAACATTCTAGCTTTTATATAACATACAACAGCTGGATGTAAACCTGAATCTAATCCTGCAGTTGTTTTTAAATCTTCTGTAACTGCATCAATTGTTGCATATTTTGATTTATATGTGATTCTTATACCAGCTGAGACATCAGCTCCTTGATATGTATCATATTTTTCTTGTGTTTTTTCTGTTGAAGAAGAACTAGTATCTTGGCATAAAATAGCTAATCTTTCATCATCATTATACCAAGCAAAATAATCATTTGGGTATGTTCTTTTATTTGTTGCCATATAATTCTCCTATGTTAACGAATCATTTGTTGTATCGCTATCTGAGCCCATGCTAGTAACAATCCCATCAGAATCTCCTCTTAATATTTTATGAGGGTCTGCAAGTTTTGGTATCATAACGTATCTATCATTAGTATCTTTAATTTCAACTCTATCTATTTGCACAACATCATCATGAAGT